TATTCGGTAATTTTACTAATTCCAAATCTCTTTCAGGCGCTGTCTGATGTTTTGAGTATTCTAAAAAATAAGTTGTGTTTGATATTGTAGTATTGTCAAATTTTAATTCTATCATATACCCATTGAGCTTAATTTTGCTCCCCTATTTAATGATTTAGTTATTTGTTTAATGAAATTTTCTTTGTCTACTATACTTGCTCCACTAAAATCAAAGTTAAAAGTATTCCCTGACTTCCCATTAGCCGGAATAACATTTTCTCCTTTGTGTAATTGATATAATCCTGTTTCCGGTATAAATCCACCAGTTTCACGGCTTCCTTTTACTAAACTTTCTCCTATTGATCCACCAATAATAGTTCCTAAAAACTTTTTAGCTCCACCAAATTCTTTCATAAGTTCAATAGCTTTCCTTACTTGAAACACAACAAATGAAATAGCTGCTGTCAATGCAATTACAGATAATGTTATTGACATTATTATCAATCCAACAGGATTTAATAATGAAAACATAACTAATAATGGGCCAAGGACAAGCAATACTGCTCCTAATGCTGCTGTAAATTGAACTATTCCTCTAACCATTTCAGGATTTTTTACAGTCCATTCCTCTACTGCTTTTACTCCATCAACAAGTTTTTTAACATAAGGTGTAACTACCGGCAATAACTGGTTACCTATTGTTTCCTTTAAATCTTTCATTGCAGCATTTAACGCTTTCACTCTGTTAGCGTAAGTATGTGATGTTCTGTCTAAATCTCCCTGTGCATCTACTGATTTCTCATATAACAAGTTAATTGTAGCCAATGCTTTAGCTTCACTTGTCAATTCCTCTCCCTCTTTTACTAGGCCTGCACGATATGCTTCTGCTTTAATATCTACTTCTCCTATAACAATACCTAATGTTTTTAAACTTTCTCTTTCTCCTGTTAGAGCAGAAGTAAAAGAATGGATGACATCTGCATCCTGTCTGTTATTAAACGAAGCTACATCTAATGCAAGTTGCACCATTTTCTTGCTCATATCTGCTGCTAGCTCTGTTTCTAATCCCATTGGTTTTAACACATCTGCAATTCCAGCAGAGAATGCTTTTATATCCTGCCTTGCTCTACCAACATTACTAGCAAACCCAACGGCCCATTTGTTCATCGTATCTTCCATTCCTCTAAATACAACATTGAATTTTGATTGTGTTTCCTCGGCAGCAGAAGCTATCTTTATAGTTTGAAACGCAGCAAAGGTTATAGCAGCACCCATTGCTGTTGCTGCAATGCCTACTTTTCTCATTCCTGCTTGCATTCCTGCTAGCTTTCCTTTAATGCCCTCTAATTTTTTGCTAGCCTTATCCTGCGCATCTATCAATATTTGTAGTTTTTGAGTTGTCATTTTTATTTCTGTTAGTAATAATATCGGCTACTATCTTTATAAACCAAGTCGGTTGACTTCTATAAGTCAAATAATCCCAACCCATTTCAATACAGATAATAGCCATATTCAATCTACTTATTGCTATTTTTTTTTTATGCCTGCGCTTTGATCTTCTTCTTGTGCATCCTTTGTAATCTTCTCTATCTCCGAAGTAACAAACATATAATCCTTTAGCCTCATTTCTAAAATGGTATCTAATATCTTATCTGTATTGTCATCTACTGAAACAACCATTATCTCAATAGCTTTGTGAGTCTGCTCTGTTATGAAACTACCATTGTTTAGACTTAAATTTGCTTCCTTATTGTTTTCATTAGCAATAGCTGACAAATTCACTGACTTATATAGTATATCTTGTATCTGTTCGCTTTCTCCACCTGTGATATAAGTCTTAATCTTAACGCTAGCTCCACTTGGAGTTGTAATTGTTTTGGTTTCTCTTTCCATTATATTTAGATTAAATTAATTAGTCCATCTATTTAGATAACTGTTTGTTTTTTTGTGGCATTCTTTGCAAAGAGTTCTACCATTATCAATCGCAAATCTTAATTCAGGGTATTGAGCAAATGGTTTGATGTGGTCGGCTTCTAAATTACCACCCCTTTTCCCACAAAATATACAAGTATAATTATCTCTTTCAAATACTGCTTTACGCCATAATTTCATTTCAAGTGAGTTTCTTATCTTGGCATTTATTGGAGTAATACCACCTTTCCAAAAATTACATTTTTCTTTTTCCATATATCCTTTCAATCCTTTATTCCAAGCAATTTGTTTCCCCTTTGTTCCTTTATTCCAAGGAGTTTGTCCTTTCTTGAATTCTGTCTTTAGAGAAGTATGTTTCCCTTTTTGAAATCCATTAGCATTACCTTTCATTGCTTTCTTTATTTTTTCTTTTGTTTTATCGTTCCCAAGAAACCTATGTCCCTTTTGAAAACCTTGTAATCCTTTTGGCATAATAATTTAATTACTAATCTCCATAAACTACTCCAGATGTCCTGTTTACTAATGATATTGCTATCGCTTTTCCATCGTTTCTATCATATAATATCTCAAACTCTTGATTGTCGTAGATATATTCGCCAACTTCTATTGGATTGCTATTTGGATTAAGTTTAACCTTATGAAACTTGAATGATAATTGATCCCAAGTAGTTCTATCTGTTTTAATAAATCTTCCCTTTGAGATTAAAGTAATAGCTTGTTTGGTTTTATCTATCCATTTTCTATGTTGATCTACGCTATCAAACAATTTCTTTGTCATTATTCTACCCTCTTTCATCTTTGGTAATATCTTAATAGGATCGTGTTGTCCTGAAGCTGCTTGTTCAAATAGATTATTCTTCATCTCAATAACAAAGTCTTGAAATGGAGTGGCCGTTGCCTTTGCTCCTGAAGCTGTGGTTGCTGCTGTTTCATCTACTCCAACACCTATCAACGTATTCCCCTCAAACAAAGGATCTTGTAATGTTGGCGCTGAATAAGTTTGTTTCTTAAGATAAACACTTGCTCCTAATGCTGCTGTTACTGTCGTTGCTGCGAATGCGATTGTAACTCCGTCTGCATCTACACTTGTGATTGTTATATCAACTCCTCCTGTAACGACAACATCTCCTGCTACAAGCCCCTCTGTTGGCTTTAAGATATAATCTTGATTAAATACTGCTTCTGTCATTCCTGCTCCTGTGAGGGCTACTGCTAATGTAGTTGTGCTGAATTGTCCTACTGCTTTAATGTCAATGGTTGCTTTTAATTTGTCGTTGTCAAAATCTAACTTCAAATTATCTGCTTTTACTCCCCAATATCTTTGTGCATATAATCCTTTTGCTACTTCTATTGTATAGCTCTTTGGATTAGCTGCCGTGAATTGATGAGTATAGCCATCGGCTGCATCTCCGGTTGTGTTTCCTTTCTTATAAAACATATTAAATATATGTCCTAATGTGTCAGGGTCGGCATAAAGTTCTACTGGCCCACCGTGTAAATGTCTACCTTTCAATAGATCATCTGACTTCCAGTCTAATCCAGCTATTCTTTCATCAGGATTTCTTCCTAAATTAGAAACTATCCCCTCGTTTATAAGTGGTAAGAATACGTCTGGGGTAACTGGAGTGTTCTCAATAGCTTCAACTTTCAAAGCTATATATTGTTGATCTGATAAATAATTAGGCATATTTATTTGTTATCTTTTTTAACTTCTAATGGTTTATCACTGACCTTTTCAAAATTAATGTTGTGAAAACCTTGTGGCATATTTCTAATTTCCCCAGATTTAATTAATCCTATGCCCGGGATTGTCAAATCTTTTTCGCTAGTATTTCTATACTTCATAAATTATATTATTATATTAAAATATTTTGTCCAAAACTTTTTATTAAAATTTGTTTATGTGCTTTTGATAACTTCTTTATCATTTGTTTAGGCATCTTTTTGTCCAACCAATATCTCGTTGGGTTTTTACTTACTGTTTTACTTATTTTTCTTTTTGTTTCATCTGAATGATGTTGTCCTTTAAGCATAATTTTGAACTAATACTACACATTGAATAATAAACTCGCTTGCAAATATAGCTCTATCTTTTGTTATTTCCTCAAATTCTATCGGAGTTACATTGACTTTCATTACACTTATCACATCGCTAACTGTAAGCTGTGGATCTTGATCAAACATTACCATTACTGCGTCTGTTATTGATAACCTTATTGCTGAAGTTTGCGCCGGTGTCTTAGTTCCTACTTCCTGATATAATCTAACTTTAAACTCTATGATCCTCTCGTTCCTATCTGTGTCTATTATTTCGCCCTCTCCTGCACTCTCCAATACCATCGCATAAGGATAACCAGTTGGTTCTGTTGGATTTACTGTATAAACTGCTACAAAAGCATCCTCGCCACCTATTTGTAAAGCAGCTAACTTAGTTATTATTACACTTTTTAACCCTGTATAAGTTGTTATCATCTATATTTTGCTAATTGTTTTATTATATTATTGATCATTTCTTTAAAGAATCTATTTATTCTACTTTCGTTTTGCCTCAATGCGTTATCTAAAAACTTTGCCTCTCCTGTTGTATGTCTAAAATGTAAGTTTTCGTGTTGACTCAATGCGTATTTAACATTACTCCCTACTGAAACCTGCTTATCTCCTGACCTAGCTTTATGTCCTTTCTGAATTGATCGCCTTAAGTGTCCTTGGTCTACCGGAGTTTTTCTTTTCGCGCTTCTTTCCACTACTGCTGCTGATTTATTTAGAGCATCTGACATTTCTTTCCTGACTATCTTTCCAACATTACCATAAGCATTCATTAGTTGCTCTATATTTTTAATTTTAATATCTATCATTTTACTATCAACAATTCTAAATGTTGGTTACCTCCTATTAAAAATGTTTTAACTTCTTTTGCCTGAAACGTATCACTTCCCACTACTATCTGATCTCCTATTAAAATATCTAATACTGGACACCACATATTATATAATGTGTAAAACGAACCATCATCTAACTCCTGCTTCTCTCCACTCTCTTGTTGTATGTGGCCTTTTTCCCCCGTTAAGTTTTCTTCAAACGCTGATTCATCTGTCTTTAAGCGATTTGTTGAAAACGAGGTTGTATAAAAAATGTTAATAGACATTCTACTATATATTAATTCTTCTATAACTATTTAATACTGCTATTGCTCTGTCTAATTTACTCTTATTTTTTTCTGTTTTCCTATAAGTGATTGAATAATTACCTATGCTCTCGCTTTCTGTTTCCCCCTCTGATTGCCACGCTTCCTCTATTATCAAAGAAGCAAGTGTTGTTGCAGCCAATTCAATGTCACTAGGGACTTCTTCTGAATATCCCCACTTGGCCGTTACATCAATATTCTTATGTGCCTTTGTGAAAATACCACTATAATATACTTTATTTTTTGGTGTTCTGTTGTATGGATATGTATAATAATCATCTGAATCTAATTCGTCTTTAGTCGTTGTTGGATCTCCCATTTCTATCTTAGTTAACGAAATACAATCATCAACCAAAAGCACGTGCGATCCATCTCCGTCAAAATATCTAATTGAAGCAGTTGAGTCTGCTATAAAATTCCTACAAGTAAAACCATCTATGATTGCCTCAACGCTTTCTATCCAACTGTTTATCTGTGTATCATAAGAACTATCTATGTCTACTAACATATATCGTTCTATATTATTTTTTGATGTGTATCCTTTCATAAAAATTATTAATTACAAATATTAGGCATTCTAGAATATGGAGATGTTTTTTTAGTATAAGGCGATGTTCCCGGACAGTATGGATTTATCTTTTTGAAAACTTCTATTACATCTGCGCCTACACCACTATCACTCAAACTTAATTGTGCTATTATCGCTAAGGCCTCCTTTCCTGATCCAGTATCGTTCAATGAAACTTGTGCTAATATAGTCGCTGCTTCAACCCCTAGTCCTGTATCGCTTAATATAATTTGATTCAATATTGATAATCCCTCTGTTCCTATGCCTGTATCTGATAAAGCTATCTTACCTAATATACTTAATACTTCTGATCCAACTCCTACATCACTAATAGTTAATGACATAAGTGTTGATAATGCCTCTACTCCTAATCCTGTATCTGATA